ACAGTTCAAGGATGGATTAGCCGTGCCAAGCGTAAGTAAGAAACAACATAATTTCATGGCGGCTGTGGCTAATAACCCAAAGTTTGCCAAAAAAGCAGGTGTATCTTCCGCTGTAGGGAAGGAATTTTTAACTGCCGACAAAGGCAAAACATTTAAAGAAGGTGGAACCATGAAAAAGATAGACGCAAAGAAAAATCCAGGTATGGCTAAGTTACCTACAGCTGTACGCAATAAAATGGGTTTTATGAAAGAGGGCGGCAAAGCGCACTCAGATGTAGCTAAAGACAAACCCATGATGAAGAAGGTAGCAGCTAAAGCTGTTAAAGGTCATGAGAAGCGTTTGCACGGTATGGCTAAAGGTGGTGGCGTCGAGATGAAGGGTAAAACCAAAGGCACTATGGTTAAGATGAACAAAAGCGGAAGATCTTGCTAAATGCCAATTGAGCCTGTAGACCCTTCTAAAAAGACTGGCGGTGATGGGCAGGAGAAATATCCAGCCAAGCCTAAGCACGGTCCTGGAAAGTTTGACGAAATTCTAGAGAAAGCTGAGAAGGCTCAAAAGGCTAGGGATGAAATAAGCAAAATAGCAGGAGAGCAAAAAACAAATGCTGAAGCTACGCGCTCACGTACCTATACGGAAAGACTGCAAGATATGGGTAGATTACCTAGCAGTAGTGGTAGCACTGGCATACCAAAGACTGACCGTGACCTAATGAAAAATAACAAAGCTGGCGGTATTATTCGTTCTTCCGCCTCTAAACGAGCTGATGGATGTGCCATTAAAGGTAAAACTAAAGGAAGAATGATATGAGTTATGTTAAACATCTTGGCAATGTAGCTAAAACAATAGCTGGTGCAACTATTATTCCCGGAGTATCTGATGCGGTTAATAAGTTTGTAGACAGCGCTACTGGCGAAACTAGTAAAAAACAAGACGAAAAAATTGCTAGCTTGGAAGCCGAAGTAGCTGCGGGGCGTAAGACTAAAGAACAAGCTGAAATGGAAGCCCTACAAAAAGCAAACCAAGGCATGAAAATGAAAAAAGGTGGTAAGGTATCATCCGCTTCTAAACGAGCCGACGGTTGCGCTATTCGTGGAAAGACGAGGGCTTAAATTATGAGATATGCACCAGGAAAAGTACCAGCAAGACCATTACCAGCAGCACCTTCAAGACCAACTATTCAACAGCAAGTTGCTGGAACTAGACCAGTAGGAGCAGTTAGACCAAAAGTTGGTCCTTTTGGTGGATTTAGTGGGGATCCAAAACCAGCTCCACAAGTTGGTGCTATGAATAATATGTTGGCTGGAAGACCGCCAGGTGGAATGAAAAAAGGCGGTAAAGTATCTTCCGCTTCTGCTCGTGCTGACGGTATTGCTGTTAAGGGTAAAACCAAAGGGAAGATGGTATGAGACCCTCTCGGGGTATGGGCGCCATAATGCCGTCTAAGATGGGTAAAGGGGCTAAGAAAGCTCGTAGGGATGATACCGATTTCACCCAGTATAAAGAGGGCGGTAAGGTCAATGCTGCGGGTAACTACACAAAACCAGAGATGCGTAAGCGTATAGTTTCTCAGGTTAAAGCAGCTGCAACACAGGGTACTGGCGCAGGTCAGTGGTCGGCTCGTAAGGCTCAACTAGTAGCTAAAAAATATAAGGCGGCTGGTGGTGGGTATAAATGAGTGGTTTAGCAAAATCTCAGCGTTCTTTAAAATCTTGGGGAGACCAAGACTGGCAGACCAAGTCAGGGAAGAAGTCGTCCGAAACGGGGGAGCGATACCTACCCAAGAAAGCAATACAAGCATTAAGCCCAAGCGAGTACGCAGCAACAACACGAGCAAAACGAGCGGGGAAAGCAGCGGGAAAACAGTTCGTGCCCCAGCCAGCAAAAGTAAAAGCAAAAGTAAAACCATATAGAAAGGTGTAAAAATGATTAATTTTAAATTGGAAGATAAGGCAGCAGAAGCGATGATGGCAGTACTTAATGCCAGCAGTCCAAACGCTTCTTTTGTTGAGGAGTTAAATACTCAGTACATTGAGCAAACTCAAGTGGACACAATAGTAGCCCCAGAGCCAGAGCCAGAAGTTGAAGAAGAGGTTGTAGCGGAAGCCGAACCAGAAGTAGAGCCAGAAGTTGAGTCAGAGGAAGAGTAATGGCTACATCAGGCACCACTGCGTTTAATCTAGACTTAAATAGCCTTGTTGAAGAGGCTTTTGAGCGTTGTGGTTCGCAGTTACGGTCTGGATATGATTTAAAAACTGCACGTAGAAGCCTTAATTTGTTAACTATTGAATGGGCTAATCGTGGTATTAACCTGTGGACTATTGAACAAGGTCAAGTTAATTTAGTTACTGGGCAAGGTTTGTATCCTATTGACAACGACACTATTGACCTTTTGGATTCAGTTATTAGGCAAAATAATGGTTCAGCAAGCAATCAAGTTGACATTAATATTAGTCGTATTTCTGAATCTACTTATTTAACAATACCCAATAAGCTAACTACTGGCAGACCAATTCAAGTTTTTATTAGCCGACAATCTGCTCAAAGTAATACTACTACTGTAACTTTATCAGCTGGCATTAGCGCTACTGACACCTCTATTACCGTAAGTAATGCAAGTCAGTTAGCTAGTAGCGGCTTTATTAAAATTGGTACAGAAACTATTAGTTACACAAACGTAGTAGGGAATACCCTTACTAATTGTTATCGTGGGCAAAACGGAACGACCGCTGCAGCACATTTAATTAATGCTGTTGTGTCTGTACAAAACCTTAATGCTATTTATGTTTGGCCTACTCCTGATGCTGGTGGCGGCCCATATACCTTTGTTTACTGGCGTTTAAGACGTATACAAGACGCTGGAAACGGCGCAACAGAACAAGATATACCTTTCCGTCTACTGCCTTGTATGGTAGCTGGATTAGCATTTTATTTGGCTCAGAAGGTTCCAGAAGGGCAGGCACGGATAGCGTTCTTAAAAACAGAATATGAAGAACAATGGTTAATGGCATCTACAGAAGATAGGGAGAAAGCTCCGTCTAGATTCGTGCCAAGGACTACTTTCTATGCCTAATAAGTTTAGTAGTGGCAAGTTTGCAATTGCTGAATGTGATCGCTGTGGTCAACGTTACATGCTTAAACAGCTTAAAAAGTTGGTTGTAAAGCAACAGATTAAAAATATTTTGGTTTGTCCTGAGTGTTGGGAACCCGATCAGCCGCAGTTGTCTTTGGGTATGTATCCTGTTGATGACCCACAAGCTGTTCGGAATCCAAGACCAGATACAAGTTATGCAGCATCAGGTAGTAGTGGTTTGCAGATTAATGGTACTAACGATACAACCGAAAATGGAGTAGGTTATCAAGAAGGTGGTAGTAGGGTTTTCCAATGGGGCTGGAATCCTGTTGGCGGGGCAAGTAGCTTTGACACGGTTCTAACACCAAACTACTTGATTGCAGTAGGGCAAACAGGTACAGTAACGATTACAACATAGGAGTAAATCATGGGATACAAAAAAGGTGCAGATGGTGTTGCTAAAAAAGGCAAAACTGAAGGTAAAAATTTAGGCGATAGCGGTCCAAAATCCGCTGCGTTAAAAGGCTCTATCAAGAAAATGGGCGTTAGCTCTATGGCTATGAAAGATATGGGTCGTAATCTTGCTAGAGTAGCAAATCAGAAAAAATCTGGAAGGGGTCGATAATGCCAAAGTTCTCTAAAAAAGTAATGGGTAAGGAAGTAGGAGATGCTTCAGTCTATGCTGCACCGCATGACATGAAGGGCAAGGCTACTAACATCAATACCTATGACAAAGCAAAAACTGGCGCTCAATGTATAGAGCAAATCAACATCTCTGTTGCTGGTATCAGTAAGGGTAATTACCCTCCTGAAAATCGTTACGGTAAGATGGAAATGCGTGGTGCTGGTGCAGCAACCAAAGGCAGAATGTCTAGTGGAAAAATGGGCTAATGAACTACACGCAACTTGTTGCGGCTATTGAAGCCTACGCTGAAAACTACGATACCTCTACTGGGGGTTTCGAAGACAATATCCCTGTCTTTGTTCAAAATGCAGAGCAGCGTATATACAACACAGTTCAGTTACCTTCACTACGCAAGAACGTAACAGGCACTTTTACTTCGGGTAATAAGTATTTATCAGCCCCATTGGACTATCTTTCTAGTTACTCTTTGGCTGTAATTAACGCAGACGGTAGCTACACATACTTGTTAAACAAAGACGTAAACTTCATTCGTGAGGCATACCCCACCCCTACGGATACAGGCACTCCCTATTACTATGCTTTGTTTGGACCGCAATATACGTTAACAAACGAACTAAGTTTTATTGTAGGTCCAACACCTGACGCTTCCTATGCAGTAGAACTGCACTATTTCTTTTACCCAGAATCAATTGTTACTGCTAGTACTACTTGGCTAGGTGATAACTTTGAATCCGCTCTTTTATACGGCTCTTTATTAGAGGCAGGTACATTTATGAAGTCAGACCCAGACATTATGGGTGTGTATAAGCAACGCTATGATGAAGCAATGGGACTCCTTAAACGCCTTGGAGACGGTATGGAACGTGGTGATGCATACCGTGACGGTCAAACTAAGCTAAATACCAACCTTAAAGGTAATGTGGTCGCATGACAATTCAACAAGGACAAACCACGGTATTTAAGAAAAACTGCTTAAGCGGTTTGGAGAACTTTGCTACTGGGACTTCCTATGTTTACAAAATTGCCTTATATACGGCTAATGCAAACTTATCTTACGAAACGACTGCATATACGACTTCTGAGGAAATCAGCGGTACGGGCTATACGGCGGGTGGTAATACGCTAACTCCCATAGTCCCAGCAAGTTCAGGGCAGACTGCCTATGTATCCTTTAATAACGTGACTTGGACGGGGGTATCCTTTACTTGCCGTGGGGCCTTAATCTACAATAGCACTACAAATGCGGCGGTAGCGGTATTAGACTTTGGCAACGATAAAACAGCTGGTCCAAATTTTACAATCACATTTCCAACGGCTGATGCTACTTCAGCCATTATTAGATATAGCTAGGAATAATTATGAGCAATATTGAAAAAACAAATTTTGGCGATGTATCTAGCGCATCTTTAGGTAAACACTCTGATACTAATGAAACCGTAGGTATCCAAGGTACATACCATGCCGTATGCCGTGATGCTCAGGGCAACATTAAATGGGAAGATGATGCCCCAAATCTAGTAACTGCTGTAGGTAAACAAGCGTTATTCGACTTTTACTTTGGTGCTACTGGTACAGGTGGTGGTACAGCCGCTGGTGCTAACTATATGGGTCTTTGCGGTGGTACAGCTACTTATGCCGCAGCCGACACTATGGCTTCCCATACTTGGACAGAAGTAGGCGGCACTAATGCCCCAGCGTACTCAGGAAACCGCCAATCCCCATCATGGACAGCAGCAACATCTACTGGGTTAACCCCATCTAACGTAACCTCAAAAGCCGCAGCAGCCTTAGTATTTACCTTTACTGGTAGCGGGACTGTTAACGGCTGCTTTATTAACGGTGGTGCATCTGGTACTTCTACTAAAGATACAACTACGGGTGTTTTGTATTCTGCTGGTAACTTTACTGGTGGTAGCAAAACAGTAGCTGCAACAGATACTCTGAGCGTTACTTATACAACAACTGCTACCTCATAAGGAGAGCTAGATGGCTCTTGTTCTAGCAGATAGAGTACAACAAACAGGTACAGCTAATACCACGGTTAGCTTTACTTTAAGCGGTTCTGTGACTGGGTTTCAGTCATTTACCGTTATTGGTAATACCAATACAACTTACTATAGTGCGTTTGATACCGCTGGAAACTGGGAAACAGGTCTAGGAACCTACTCAACTACAGGTCCAACCCTTACTAGAACCACCATTTATCAGTCATCAAATTCCAACGCTGCCGTCACTTTTAGTGGTTCAGTTAACGTATTTGTTACTTACCCATCAGGGCGGTCTGTTAACCAAGACACATTAAATACTGCTTACGCCCCTCAAATTGGGGCTTCTAATGGGTTATTAATTAACAACCAGACTGTAGCTGCTAGTTACTCTATACCATCTGGATATTCTGCTACATCGGCTGGACCTATAACCCTTGGCTCTGGGGTGTCTGTAACCGTGCCTTCTGGTGGTCGTTGGGTGGTAATCTAATGTTTGGTTATGCTGCATTCGCACAATCCCCTTTTGCTTCATTAGGTAACTCCGCTTTTACGGTTGCAATTACGGAAGCCATGTCTGTATTAACGGATTCTTACGTTGTAGTTGTAGACTTTAAGGGCGTTGCTTTGGAAAGTATTACTTTGGCTGACTCTTCTATTGGTATTTATGGGGCTTTAGCCAGTATTACTGAAAACGCTACTTTTGCGGACTCAGAAAGCGCTGTTAGAGGAGCGGTTGTTACGATTTTAGAGCCAGTTAGCATGTTAGACTTTGCTAGTTACATTGGCTGGTTTATAATCAACGACAACCAGACTATTACTTGGAATGCGGCTAATAATAGTCAGTCCGTTACATGGCAGAATATTGGGGATGACCAAACCCCGAATTGGGTAGTAATTAACAATACTCAGGCATAGGAAATATATGGCATCAACGTACTCACCGTTAAAAATAGAACTTATGGCTACAGGCGATCAGTCTGGAACCTGGGGGGCTACCACAAACAGTAATTTAGAATTTGCCCTTTCTGAAGCTATTACGGGTTCTGCCGGTGTGGATTTTGCTACTGCGGCAGACGTTACTGTTACTTTAACTAATACTAATACCGCTCAAACTGCCCGTAATTTGCGTTTAGATTTAACAGAATCTAGCACAGGTGTTGGCTATGTAGGTAACTTAATCCTCGGTTCTGGTTGTCAAATAGAAAAGTTATACCTAGTAAACAACAATACTACTGGTGCTAAGACTATTAGAAATACTACTTATAGCGGGGCAACAGTTAGCACCATTACTTTTGTAACTACAACTGCAACAGCCACAACAAGCTCTAACCATGGATTAATTACTGGTCAAACTATTGTAATGACTGGTAATACCCCAGCTGCTTACAACGGCACTTTTGTAGTAACCGTTACGGGTTTAACAACATTTCAGTACACAATGCTTTCAACCCCAGCAACTAATGCTACGGTTGTGGGTTCATACACATCTACGGGCACAGGCATTACGGTTCCAGCTGGTACTTCAATGTTTGTGTTTAATACAGGTTTAAACGTAGTAGATGTGGTTAGCGCTTTAAATGCGTTAACAGTTGGCGGTACTTTAAGCGTGACTGGCGCAGCTTCTTTTGCAGCGGATACTTCTTTTAACTCTACTGGCGCAATTAAAGTACCAGTAGGCACAACCGCCCAGCAGCCAACAGGTGCTGTAGGTAAAATACGTTATAACAGTACGCTGTCTAGATATGAAGGTTTTAACACTGGGTATCCTGGTTCAACAGTTAGCACTATTACTTTTTCAACTACAACTGCAACAGCTACGACATTATCTAATCACGGGCTAGCTACTAACCAAACTATCGTAATGACGGGTTGTACCCCAGCTGATTATAACGGCACTTTTGCAGTAAACGTCGTAAATTCAACAACATTTCAGTACACAATGCTTACAACCCCAACAACTAATGCTACGGTTGTGGGTTCATACACATATGGTACTTATGCAGTTATCGGTGGTGGCGGTGCAACAGGTGGAGGCTTGGACCAAGTTTTTGTACAAAATCAAACTACGGTCACTACTTCATATACACTTACCGCAGGATATAACGCTGAGTCTGTTGGGCCTATTACTTTTAACCCAGGTGTAGCAGTCATAGTACCAGCAGGTCAACGCTGGGTAATTCTCTAAGGAAAAAACATGTCTATTGTCTTAATGGGATCGACTAGTGGCAGCGTAACGCTACAAGAACCAGCCGTTGCTGGTACTACTGTATTAACCTTACCAGCCGTATCGGGAACTCTCATCACCACAGGCTCTAGCGGTCAGTCTATTCCTAGAGCCGCATTACCTATTGGTTCTGTGATTCAGGTGTTTAGCATAACCAAGACAGACACATTTACAACAAATTCTTACAATACATGGGTTGATGTTACTGGGCTTTCAGTAAACATTACTCCAGTAAGCAGTTCAAATGACATTTTAGTTTTTGCGGCTATAAATTATAGCGGGTCAAGTGCATCAACTGGCGTAGCTTTGCGGTTCGTTCGTGGTAGTACCGTAATTGGTTCAAGTGACACTGCAGGGAGTAGAACATCTGCGTTTGGCGGTACAGAAGAAATTGGTACCTCTGGAATATATTCCCAATTTGGTGTGCCATTTATTTATTTGGATTCGCCAATAACAACATCAAGCACTACCTATAAAATTCAAGCAAATTTAATTGATAATTATGGAACTTTAGTAATTAATCGAACTGGATACGATGGTGATACTACTGCGTTTCCAAGAAGCTCATCAGCTATTACAGTCATGGAGATAGCAGCATGAACCATAAAGCTATATATAAACTATATCCGCAAGTTACTTGGATTGATGACGGTCTTGGGGCGCACGATAAAGATGGAAACAAGGTTGAGATTGACATGGCTTTAGTCGATGCTTGGCAAGACCCTGACGCTTACAAGTATGCAAGGGTTAAAGAATACCCACCCATCACAGATTACATTGATGGTGTAGTAAAGGGTGACCAAGTTCAGATTGATAAATACATTGCTGACTGTCTTGCTGTTAAAGCCCGTCATCCGAAGGGAGTGTCATAATGGCTGTCACACTTAACGCATCAATAGCAAGCGGGCTAATCGCTACCTCGGATACGAGTGGCAACATTGAACTGCAATCCAATGGCACTACTAAGGCTACGGTTAGCTCTACAGGTCTGGCTATTGGTCAGTACAACCCAACTGCTTCTTTGATTACTTCTGGTACTGCCGTAGCTTCTACGAGTGGCACTAGCATTGACTTTACTTCTATTCCTAGTTGGGTAAAGCGTGTAACTGTAATGTATGCAGGTGTTTCTACTAACGGCACAAGCACTTTAATTCTTCAATTAGGAACTTCAGGTGGAGTAGTTACATCAGGTTATGTAGGTGCGATGAGTTACGATAGTGGTCGAGCTATTTATACAACTGGAATTGGTATTCATAATAATGGTTCTGCATCAGGTATTGGAAATGGCACAACACAAGTTTCACTATTAGGTTCTAATACATGGGCTGGAAGCGGAACTGTTGGTTGTACTGGTGCTGGTACAGGAGAAACTTACAGTAGTGGTGCATACATCGCTTTAGGTGGAACACTTGACCGAGTACGCATCACTACAACTGGTTCAGATACTTTCGATGCTGGCACAATTAACATTCTTTACGAGTAAATCATGGACAGAATAGAAATTGATGTTATTACTGGTGAGCTTAAAGTAGTTGAATTAACTGCTGAGGAAGTAGCACAAGCACAAACAAACTACGCAGAATGGTTAGCAGCACAGCCAACCAAAGAAGAACAGATTGCCAAACTGCAAGCGCAGATTGACGCACTAAAAGGAGCAGAATAATGCCAGTAACAATTAACGGTGATACAGGGGTAACATCCCCAAACTTCTTCTCAACTGGTACGTTATATGAGAACGCTCAGACGATCACGACTAGCTATACGATCTCAACTAACTACAACGCATTGTCTGCTGGTCCAATCACGATAGGAACGGGCGCAACAGTAACTATACCAACAGGCTCTAACTGGGCGATTGTTTAAAGGATAAATCATGGCAGGCAGATTAGTAGTCTCAACACTAAACAACGACACAGGCGTTCTAAACGTACAGAACGGCATGACTGGTATTGCTAAAGCATGGGTAAATTTTAATGGAACTTTAACAACACCCATAACACCTAGAGGTTCTTTTAATGTAACTTCCGTAACAAAAAATAGCACGGGCGACTACACAGTAACTTTTACAACTGCAATGCCTAATGCTAATTATGTGGCAGTTGGAAACGTAACAGGCGGAAAATTCTTGGGCATGGATACTCTACTGGCTGGTTCGGTTACGATGTCAGCCCGTGATGTTGCGAACTCTCCTATTGACCAGTCTAATGTTTTAGTTGCAATCTTCAGTTCATAAGGATAAATCATGGCTGGCACACTCGTAATAACAACCCTTTCAGACGGCACTAATAGCACTTCTGCAACGAACTGTATTCAAGGCTCTGCACGGGCTTGGGTAAACTTTAATGGAAGTGGTGGGGCAACAACAAATGGCTCTTTCAATATTTCAAGTGTAACTCGTACTGGTGGTGGTCAATATTACATTTCATTTTCAACTGCTATGGTTAATATAAATTATGCTTTAGTGGGTTCAGCAAGTGTTTCTCCTGGGAACTTTGGTTTATTACCTGGAGATGAAGTTGCTAGTAGAACAACATTAAGAAGTGGCAATTTTTATACAGTAAATACGGCTTCTGTAAATGCTGCAGCAGATGCCAACAATATTAGCGTTGTAGTATTTAGCTCTTAATTAAAGGACAAACAAAATGACACAAGCAATTATTTATACAAACTCAAACGGTGGTGTATCTGTTTGCATCCCAACTGGCGAGTTGCCAATCGACAAAGTGCAAGAGAAAGATACCCCAGCGGGTTCTATCATCGTCAATACTGTTGACCTACCTAATCAGCACAATGACTTCTTTGATGCCTGGGAACTCGTAAGCGGCAAGGTAGAAGTTAACTTTGCTAAAGCCGTGGAACTTACCAAGAAGCGTTTACGTGCAGAGCGTACCCCACTTCTAGCCGCACAGGATGTTCTATTCCAACGTGCCTTAGAGTCAAGTGCAGACACTACTGCTATTGTTGCTGAGAAACAAAGATTGCGTGATATTACTAACATCACCGCTACAACTTTAGACGAATTACGGGCTTTGAAAGCAGAGGTGTAATATGTCAGTAACCATTAGCGGTTCAGGGCAAGTACCTGTACAGGTGATTAGCACAACTAAAACTGATACTACTAGTTTTGTTTCAGCCAGCACAAATACTTATGTAGACATTACTGGTATGTCAGTAACAATTACACCAACATCAGCAACCAACAAAATTTTGGTAATGTACACGGTTGGGGTATCTAACAACGCAAATGCAACAATTCATATTCGCTTATATCGAGGAGCGACCAGCATTGGTCAAGGAAATGCGTCAGGTAATCGACTAGGAGATTCCTTAATATGGAGACCAAACGGAAGTCAATACGACTTTGATATAGGGCCATTGTCTAGTTCATTTCTTGATTCACCAGCTACAACTTCTGCAACAACTTATAAATTAGCGGCTACTTTAGGCTCTACTTATAACGGAACTTTTTATTTAAATAGGTCTTGGGATGACTCTGACAATGATTATTCTGGTAGAACTGCGTCAACAATTACAGTTATGGAGATAGCGGCATGAACCATAACGCTATATATAAACTATATCCGCAAGTCGTTTCTATCGATGACGGCGCAGGTGCGTTTGATAAAGACGGCAACAAGGTTGAGATTGACCAGTCTGCTGTTAATGCTAAAGCATTAGAAATACAAGCACAAGAAGCTGCACAAAAACAAGCAGCCATAGATGTAAAGGCTTCTGCACTAGTAAAATTAGCTGCATTAGGTCTTACACAAGACGAAATAAAAGCATTGATTGGATGAGGCACAGAAAAGTGAATCATGCCCGATCCGTTTGGAATTATAGATGGCACGAAACAGGTCACAAAGACTCTTAATGAGTCTGTAAAGGCGTCTGAAGAACTTAGTAAAGCAATTGACAGTGTACTAGCGGTAGCGGATAAGGCAGCAAAAGAAA